CGGGTATATATTTACAAAGACTGAATCTTCTAAAGCATACACCGCTTTCTTTTCGCCAGGCTTAGCAGTAACATAACAAGGCGCTTCGTACTCGCCTGATCCGGATTCTGTAACTACTGATAGTTTACCTTTTAACAAAACCCATAAGTGCTCATGCTTCTGTAATTTGCCAATAGCGAAATGCCCTTTCTTTATCGACATCTCTCTTATATAAAGACCATCAACAAATGTGTGCTTTAGAGGGAACATATCTGAATCACCAACAACTAGCCCTAGCTCTTCACTATGTTGCATTAAACCAGCCTCTAAGCTGTCTATAGTAGCCCTTACCCTTAGCTGGTCTTCGTTTAGTAGTGTATCCATTTAATTAAATTCGATTGTTAATATGACGATGCATCGTAATTAGTTGATACAGCGAATAGCTCTTTAGGCCCGCCGTTATCTGTACCTGAGTCGGTAGACATAGTAACGTTTACAAAGTAGCCTTTGATACCTGATATTTGATCTCCAAAAGAAACTTCTCCGGGATTTGGCAGAGTATTATTTATTATCGTAGCCATGTACTTGTTTTCTTTCCTATCAAACCCGGCTCTGTTAAGCGCTCTTGGTGGATATATAGGTATATTTGGATACGAATTACCGTAATCGTCGTAAGCCCCCATAACATAGCTAAAAACAACCGGATCATTTCCTGTTGAGAAGTAACCCGCGGAGTCTTGAGAATAACCAAAGTAAGTTAAAGTTTCTGGAGCTTGTGTATCAGGAAAAACAGAAGGACCCGTGACATCAGATGTAAATGAGTCAACCTGCCATCCGCTTGTTCCTTCGTAATTAACAGTCTTAAAAGACTTTATTAAGCTAGGGTCTTTATTAAACACAAAGCTAACGCTAGACGGATTTTGCACGCCGTAAAAAGTTCCTCTCGTATTAGGCGTATTGTCATAGTGTTCCCAAAGTGACCCGTTATTTAATGTGTAATATTTATTTTTTAAACTAACAGATTGAGATGGTTTAAAAGTAAAAAAGCTAGTAAAGCCTGTAGAATCTTCAGTAAAAGCGAGAGTTTCGTAATTATCTGAAGATGCATCTTGCAACGATAAAACATACTGTTTATTGTATATATCCCACCCCCCTACAATTACTCCTGGACTGCTTTGCGAATCTATACTAGCGAATTTGTCCCTAAAATAGTCGACCATACCGTTGCTAGATATTTCAGTAAGGCCGTCTTGGGATAGCCTTAGCACCGCGTTTCTGTATCTATCAGTGAAATATTTTCTGTACCCGTAAACAGCAAAGCTGCCAGGGTCTTTACTTATTCCATAATTGCCAGCGTAGGCTTGTAGTTGCCCTATAACTAAATTTGATGATGTTATTGTACCTCCCCCTTCAGCCGAGTATATTGCATCTTTGTCTATTAAAGCTCTGCTTATTTTGTTTTCCTGAAATACTATTAAGTTGGTGTCTTCGGCATATACAAGCTGTATTGAGCCGTTTGCAGGATCAGCGCTTTTTGTTATTTCTTCTCCGACTGAGAACTGGTTAGTATTATTTACACCTGTTCTTGAATTGTATACACCTGAGTATATCATTGAACTACTTCTTATAGCAGCTGTATTATTTGTCTCAACTATATACGCTTTAACGCCAAAATCAACTGTTGAATTGTTGTACCCTCCTTGAATCCTAGATTCTTCTATAACCCATTCTGCATCAGGATTTGGCACTATATCGTTTTCTGGGTTCCCTTCTAGCGCTGCGGGGACACCGAATGAGCCTCCCCAAACGGGTAGATCGTCAACGTCTAACACTTTCTTTAAAAGAAAAGCATTAAAATACTTTATTTCTATTACTGCTGCCATACTACTATTATTACTTATTTGTGGGTTAAATTACGCATTAGCAGCGCTCTAGATTACTGCGCTGCTAATCGCAATTACTTATTATTTACCGCATTACGGCGCGGGCTGCGCAAACACAAAACCGCCTGCTCCGGTTCCGCCGCTGGTTTTGACCTCAACAAAATAATTGTAGGCTCCCGCTGGTAAAACTATAGGCGAAGACGTTGCTGAGGGGCTGCCCGTTTTAGTAACCTGCTCAGCTATGCTATTAACAGTAATCTTTGTTACGGTTGTAGCGGAGCTAAATCCGATAGCTTCTGCTCGGAAAGCAACATCAGCCCCTGTTATGGTTACTGTGCCCGTGGTCGAAGTAGTAGAGTTAGTCGATGAATCTCTATACCAACTACTAAATAATACTGAATTTTTAACGGGGTAAACAACAGATACTTCAACAACGTCAAAAGTACCGGCTGCTTCAGTAGCTTTCACGCTTATAATGTAAGACCCTTCCGCTGTCTGATCTAAGTTCTGTAAAACCCCATCCTGAGTTATAGAGAAAATAGGGCTACCGGTTATGCTCCACGTTATATCACTGGTGCTATTACCTCCAAGCGGATTTGATCCGTTAACAGCGTTAAAATCGAATATATTTATGTCGCCAGACGCTTTGTTTATTGTAGGCGGCGGTAAAGGAGATATCGTTATAAGTACGTTGTCCAACGCTCCTGTTTGGTTAAAAAATACAGTGCTTTGCGGCGTTCCTGATTTTACTTGAATTGAAAAAATGTAAGACTCCAGCGAATTAGCATTGTAACCATAGTAAAAATATTTATTCGGAGCAACTACTAATCTATAGGAGCCCGCTCCGGAATCCTCTATTAAGAATCTGTCGAGCCTAGAATCACCGTTTATATTTTTTACATCTAAAAGTATTACCTCGTCTGGTATAACAAGATTGCCTATTGTATTTTTAAAAATAATATTATTGACAACAATGCCTCCAGGACTCGAGCTCTCTTCCAGAAAAAAACTATCCCATCCTTCTATAACAGCTGCTCCGTCAGTACCTGATAGTATCGCTGCGTTAAGGTCTTCTATTATACCTACGGAAGAAGTCTCCCAGTATATATCTAACTTTGATTCAAAAGGTTTTGTTTCGAAAATAGATAAGTTTATGACTTCATTTTGAACAGTGTCAATAACCCCAAGCTTTGTAAATGTAGCTAGCCTAGCTACAAGAGGATTGGACTCACTGCCATAAAAACCCTCGTAATCAGCCCCAAGAGTAGCAGAAGGCGCATCGGCTAAAAATAAGGACCTTATTGTTCCTATAGACGACGCAATCGCATATTCGCTACCCGGGTATGACTGCTCGTTTGTCCACACTTCCGTGGTGTTCATAACTCTAGGGAATAACACAGCGCTACTCCTAAACATTAATTGAGCTGGCCCAACCTCTTTTAAGTCTCTGGGCACTTTATTTATATTGTCATTTAATAAAACTATATGAGAAGTTTTGCCTAACTCTATAGCTGCAGAAGGAGGTTTTGTCACCGGGTAGCTAGCCATGGTGCCAGGCAGGTACACGTTGTAATAATCCTGCTCTGTTTGTCTTACAACTATTTTATAAGAGTACCACCCAAGAGGATTATAACCCGGGTCGGTTGTAACGCCGTTATATAGTCCAGGCCATCCATCAGCTCCAGGCTCTTTAGGAGATATAGAGCTATTAAATAATATCTTTAAAGAATACCCAGGCCATTGATATACTGGAGTTTCATTTTCTTTTCTGTACGGCACATACAACGATGACGCCCCAAATATAGTAGGATCTGCTGCAGTAATCTTATCTGACAGAATTACCCCTGACTCCCTACCAAACTTGTCACACAATATAACGCCCACTTGATAATTCCTGTTCTGCTTTAAAGAGTGATTTGGATATTCCACTAAGCTAGTCGAGTCTAGCACTCCGCTGTTGTATTCCGCTTTGTCACCGTATCCAACGTTGTAGTCTAGGTATTTTTTATACGTAAATTTATCTTGATAGTTTGCGTATACCACACGATTACTTATTATTTCTTGACCAAGCGCTTTTATAGGCGTTCTATCGTTTACTCTTATAATATCTCTATTTGGTAAAGTTTTATAAGGCTTTTTTGATTGATACTCATATTCGTAAATTAAAGCAGTGTTGCCGTTGAATGTGGGGTTCACAGGTATTGAGTCAATAACGCTGACCGCTAATTCGCTCGCGTCCTTATATAGTATTTCTATTTCGCTTATTTTAAACAAGCTATTCAACGTGTTTGCAGGGCCCGGTAGCACAATCCTTAGAGTTATTTTATTAACTTTATTTTGCATAAAACTAACAATAGTGCTTCTGTATGCAGCGGATTCATCGTCTTTTTCTGGCTCGGCTGTGCCGTTTAAAGGTGGTTTATACAAAAAATAACCATCCTGTTTTGGTACGTAGGCTATTTGTGTAAACGGAGCAATTATAGAATATTCACCGTCCTCGAATACAAACCTATAGCTAAACCTAACAAATCTATCCTCAAGGTAAGTAGAATCACCAACATAGTTTGGCTCGTAGTATGGATTTTGTACTCCATTTGGCAAAAACTCTTCAGTGACGTTTTGCATGGTTGTTTCGAAAACTCCAGGCGATAGAGGCAGCTCCTTATGCAAACTTATAGGATATACCGGGCTTGGCTTTGAGACTGATATTTGGTCTTCTGTTGTATAATACGAAGCAGTTGCTGCTCTAGATATATTTATTCGCCTAGGCTGGTTTCGGTTGTCTGTCCAGAACAGTAAGTCTTCAAGTATGTTTACCGCTAGTATAGGTCTTGAAATAGAGAAATTTAAAAAGGCTCCTTCGACAAGCAAGACAGCGTCGTCTATTAAATTATTGTAAACGTATATGTAGTTTTTAGCAGTAGCGGAATAAGTGCCTAATGGCGTTATGTCGTTGTAGTTTGTTAAAAACATAAACAACCGGTTATTTGTAGCATCAGCTAACGTACCTATACATTGAAGCCCCATACCTGCGTCACCTGACACGACATTGAAATCTCTGATTTTTTTATTACCAAGTACGTTTTGTAGAGTACCTACATCCGCTGCTTCCGAGCGTGTTACGGAAACATTAACGGCATTCCTATACTCGTTTGACGGAGTTAATCTACCGTCAATATCCTTGTTCATTCTTGCTCCAAGAAAGCTATTTTTATTTTCAGCCATGTTGTTAGTGTTTAATCCATTTTGATTTGCCTCTAAGCACTTGAGTTATCTCTTCAAGTTTTATATTAGACAATCTTATTTTAGCATTCCTAAGCTTAGCGCTTTTTTCTCGCTGCAGCCTCTGTACTAAATATTCTGGTTGGTTAGAACGCAGAGAAACCACAGCGTGCAATATGTAAGCGTACATAGCTTCTTCAGCCATTTTCGGCACTTTGGTGTCTAAATCGTAAGCTAACCCGTCTGATACGTATTCAAATATTATTAATGCTCCAACAAGGTCACTGGAGAAGCTTATTTTGTTTTCTCTTTCGTTTATTGTGTACGATCCATTTATATTAGCATTCTGTGGATCTAAGCCATACTGACGGCCATAGTTTCGGTATATTGTATCGTATGTATTGCCTGCGTCTTCTACGGTATTGCCTATATTGTTGTTAGCCCACCTGTCCTCTATTATTGAAGTGCCCTGTATGTTTGAATCAAAATCATCCTGTATAGGTATGCCAGAGCTATCTTGAATAGGAGTTGCTGTTGGGTTAGATGTTAATCTAGTGGGATAAATAGGGTGTTTAATTCCATGCATATCCACCCATGAAAACTTAACGTAATTAACGTAATCTTGCGGTATGGCTAGCGATAAATTTGGCGGGACGGTTAACTCTTGGGACTTTACGCTTTTCAAGGTATCGTAACTAAATTCTTGGAGGCCTCTTTTAGCGTGAAATATTATATCTGTTTTCTTTACGCTGCTTATTAGCTTTCCGTTCCCAACATAAGCGATCATGAAGTTGGTTATAACATCGTCTAAAGAAGTGTATGCATATCCGCCGTAATTCTCCTCTACAACGTTACCATAGGCATAGCTATTTGGATCCAAGTCGGATCCGTATTGACCACCGTCAATCCTTTTTAACTGAATAACTATCACCGTGTTTATAGCAAACGGCACAATAAAAGTCACAACATTACCAGCAACAGAATACTGTGCGCTATTCTCAGTAAATGAATCAGGCAACCCAGTCGGACTAGTATATATTTTATAATTATTTAGCTCGTATGATTGGTTATTTTGGTCATAGCTGCCGTATACTAGGTTCGTGTTAAACGTTGCTTTAAACGAGGCTGTTATTCCATCGGACGTGAACTCTTGAGCTCCTTCGTAATACTGTCTATTAGTTTCGGTTATTAAACCATTATTTGGGATCGGCATATCTTAATTAGCTTTTAGAGTTTACTTCTTCGTTTTGCACTTGTTGCATAGCTGCCTGGACAACCTGCGGGTCTTTAATTATTATTCCAGCATACAATAGTACTTTTAACACAACGGTAATCTGCTCGGACTCATGTATTTCAAAATCTCTAGACCCTGTATTAGGGATACTTATAGGATTGTATGTGCTGCTGTCATATATGTACTGACCTCTGCTGCCAACTGTAAAACCCCATACTGGATCTTTCGGTTTTTTTATATAGTTAGCTATTATGTTTGTCGTTATGGTACTTGGAGCAACAATAATCCTGTCGCTTTCTCTTAAATAAGACGGGTGTTTATCCGTCGATGCTGTTAATCTCGAATTCTGTACATAATAGAACTCCGCCTTTTGCAAGTTTTCTAGCGGTCCAATCTGGACGCCGAATCTATTCTTGTACACTATTGAGCCTAACTTATATACAGGAGCTATAGACCCATATAAATCTAAAGTAGGCAGCATAAAATAGCCGCCTGCAGGGTTTGCAACAAAAGTGCATAAGCCCTCTGTTTTGAATATAGACAATTTTTCTTCAACACTAGCTACACGGTCAGCGTAGTCATAATCGCTTTGTTGAACACGCAGTTGTTGGTTAAAGTCGTCAAAATATTTTTCAAATATTTCTAACTGCACCTGAGTAGCCACAGTATTAAACTCTTGCGGAGTCATATACCCGCGTTGCTCTTTGTTGAGTATGGATAACACTGTTCTGTAAACTGTATTTACGTTTATTGCCATTTTGTCTATTTTATTATAATATTAAAGCGGTAACAGACGCTACCGCTTTATATATTAATATTACGTACTTTTATAATTTTTTCTCTATAGTCCTATAGATCTCAACTCCTTCGTCTGTCTTGAAAAACGCAGCCATTGCTGAATACGGGTTCTCATCAAAAGGAACTGTCATTAATTTTCTATCGTTTGTTCCCCACATAAAAGTGCGTTGGTCTTGCGATAGCTTTATGATTCTAGCCTCTGTTGCTCTAATAGCAAAGTTTCTTAGCTGAACATTATCGTCATTAGCCAACTCTAAGAAGAGTGACGGGCTCTTTCTAGCAAACAATAGCAAGTCTCTTTTTAGCTCTTTAGAACTCATGTCAGATACCTTAGATCCAATCTCTACCCTCATAATCGCTTCTGCTTGATCTACTTCCATAGTCATAGCCGCGTTAAGAGCATCTATTTGTAATTCTAATTCATCCAACTGATCAGTAGCAACCTCAACTTTATCAAATTCCGTATAAATATTATTTTTTAACGGATGATACAGAGACAATATCTTTTGTAGATTCTGTTTTGCCTTAGGAACTATTAGCGCTCCGTTGGTGAAAGTTATGTGACCTAGCGTTGCTTGACCCTTTTGTTCATCCATGAAAGCGGAATTCTGGTTTGTTGCGTACCTGATTTCTTTCTGTTCATTAGTTATTTCATCAAAATACAGTAATGCATGTTTTGACGTATGTCGTGATGGGATAGTTAATGTTAACGGATTTCCCATATTTTTTAAAAAGTAAGTTCTGTCTTTAATTTCCCATTCAGGAACTTTAATCTCTTTAGGTTTTGAAACCTTGTTTTGTACTACTTGTGTAGTATCTAATTCTTGAACATCAAGTTCACTGGTTTTTACGATTGCCTTAGCCATAATATAATATAATTTAATAGTTTGTTTTATAGGTAAAAATTACCCTCGCTTATACAACGAGGGTAATAGTTTACCAAAGGATTATGCTCCTTGGAACAATACAAAGTTGTTAGCTCCTTGAACACATAAACATCTTTCAGACAAGAAGTTAACCTCCATTGCATCAAGATCAGATGTAAATGCTCCACCAACAGATCCAGTTAACCAAGACTTCATACGTCTGTCATCAGCTTGTGATGCTCTGTAACGAACGTGTAAGAAAGGTCTACGGATATTAGTCCCTAAAATTTGATCGTAAACTGTAGAAGTTCCAGCAGGAATTAACATTCCTTCGATAGAGCTAACTCCAGTCATGCCTCCGCGAGTTGACGCATCATTTAAGTATTTCCAGTCAGTCTTGTAGAAATCATAAGATCCTCTTCTAAATCCAGAGAAACCTAAGTTTAAAGCCATCTCAGAAGAGTTCTCAAACAAACCGTAACCAACACCTCCGGCAGCGCCAGAAGAAAGAGCAGCAAGCATATCGTCAAAGTCTAAAGCTGTTTGACGCTTCAAGAACAACATATTCTCTTCGATAGCTCCTTGAGTATCTAAGTTCTTAAGAATTTCGTCAAAATCTTTGATACCATCGGTAGCGGTAAATCCAACGTTAACATTACCTCTGTCTTTAACAGCAGCAAATAAACCTTGAGTACCTTTGTAACCCGCAGCGGCAGCAGCTCCTGTAGCTAGTTCTCCTTCAATAACTGACATTTCCAAGTAATCTTCAAAACGTAATCTTGTCTCAGATTGCGCTTTCAAATACCATAGGTATCCAGAAGTACCGTCTTCAGTAGCGACTTCAACCCATCCAATTTGAGCAGTGTCAGATCCACTAACAACATACTTGCTACGGATGATAATAGGCGAGTTAGAATACTGAGTGAAAGAAGGGTCAACACTTACATAACCATCAGCATTAGAAGCAGAGTGATTTGGAGTTTGAGATCCTTTAGCATACTCAGAACCGTAAACAAAAACCTTCAATCCAGTAACAGCTAATCCAGAGATATCTGCAGTAGTGTAAGGAGCAACTACAATTGTTCCAGCAGTAAGGTTAGTAGCTGTAACAACAGCTTTAGATTCTTTTCCAAGTGCGTCAAGGATAACAACAGTAGCTCCTACAGAGATAACGTTATTAACTCCAGCCACAGCCCCAGGGTTTAGCGTAATTGCAGAAATACCATCACTAGTACATCCGTCGTACGCAATGTGTAATCTATTTTGTTCAGACCAAATAACCTGATCAGACGACATTGGCATTTCAGCCCCTACCATACGTAAAAAACCAGCTAATGTTCTATTACCGTAACGCTCAATTTCTTGTTCGTAAATTTCCGGTAGGTACTGCTGAGCAAAGTCGTTTCCGCTTCCGTCAGCAAAGTTTAAATAATTCGTGTTAAGCGCTTGAGGCTTCTGGCTTGGTACGATTGAACCCAAGCTTGGTGACAAAGTTGATGCCATAATTGTTTAATTTTTAGTTTAAAATCTTTTTTTAATTGTTAATTTCGAAGAATCAGTACCGCTAATTGCTTTCACCTTTAACCCGTTAACAAATAATTCACCGCCAGAAGTTTGTCTAGCGTCGGTTTTTACGTTATTGGATTTTGCAATAATGTCTTTGGTCGCATCGGCTTTACCCTGCTCGTAAAAATGTTTTGCAATAGTGTCAGCATTATCGGCAGCATAGATTGCTTTATGGTAACCTTTTAAATCCTTAACTTCCCCTTTCTCGTTTAGGAACTTCCCTATAAGATTAGAAATGTCAGATTGTTTTTCGGCTACCCCGTCCGTGTTCGCTACATTATACCTGAAACTTTTTTCGCCTACGTTGAACTCAAAACCTTTGAATTCGTTAGCAAATAAACCTTTGGTTTCTGTTTTGAACCTAGAGTGCTTTTCTACCACTGCTTGCTGTTCTTCATTATATCGGCTGAAAAAGTCCGATGCCTTTTGTTGATCTTGAGTTACTCCAGGTCTCAACTTGATCTCTGAATAATATTTGCTCTTAACCTCCTCTAAGTATCCTTTTGCTTTTGCAACCTCCTCTTTAAATGCGAGTTTCTTTTTTCTGATGTCTCTCTCATCATCCATATCTTCGTCAAACTCGAACTTGTCTTCCATTAAGAATTCAATTTCTTCGCTGTCTAAATGCGGTCTTGTTTTTTTATAGTATTCTTTTAATAGGACATCCCCTTTGATATTTGAATAGTCCGAGTTTAATCTTACGTAATCCGATAGATCACCTCCGGTTTCTTCCATGAATGCTACCAGTTTTTCTACATTTTCGGGTAGTTGCCTTTGAGTTTCTTTGGGCTCCTCTGCTTTGATAACATCTTCCACTTTAGGGATCTCTATTTTTTCTTCGCTAGCAATAATCTCTTCCATTGCCGCAGGTTCTGTCTCAATTACCTTAGGTTCAGTTTCCAAAACCGGCTCTTTAGGCTCTTCTAAAGGTTCTTTAGGAATAACTACCTTAATAGACTCTATCTCTTCTTTTGCTTTTGGAATTACCACTTTAGCCGTTTCAGTTGGCGTATTCAGCTTTTTAACTGCCGGCTTTTTCGCTTTTAGTTTAAAATCTCCTTCTTGTTTTATTTCTGTTGACATGATATAATATTATATGATTGTTTAAATTATTCTACATTCCTAACGACCCTAAGTCAAAGCCTTGAGCATTATCGAATTGCGATTCAAAATCTTTTGGTAAAGTGTTATTTTGCCTTTGATCTATTAATTCGCCTTGTTGAGTGCCTTGCATCTTCACTCTTTTATCTTTCCTGTCTTCTAACTGCTCTAGCTTGTTCTTTTGATCTTGAGAGTTCAACTGTGCTAACTGCATTTGGTAACCAAACTCCTCAGCCATTAACTGCTTCTTAATAGTTAATTCTTGTTGCATTTTTTGAATATCAAACTGCATTTTAGCCTGTTCAATTTGTATTTGCGTTTGCGCTAATGCTTGTTGCTTTTGCACTTCCGCCATCGCTGCAGCCTCTGACGCTTGTGCGTTTGCTTGTGCTTGTGCTTGTATATTAGCTTGCGCATTTTGCTGGTCTTTCTCCATTTTCTTTTTACGCTTAAATCTTAAAGATTGATTAGCTAACTTTAAGTTTCTAATTTCTCTAATCTCTATAGCGTCTTCCAGATCAATACCACCTGATTGTAATGCTATTTGTATATTCTGTTCGAGTGTTGCTTTCTCTTCAGCGTCAGGCTCTAATTCTAAAAATATACCAAAGTCATATAAGTTTAATGTTTCTATTTCACTTAAGGTTTCAACGTTTGATAACGATATACTTTGTATTAATGCTTGTTTTGTTAATGGGTAATTAAGCGAATCAGACACCCTTAATGACACGTTTTCACAAAGCCTAAGCGTAAGATACAAGCTGGCTTGATTTATATGCCTGGTGGCTGTATTTGAGCTTGCGGCCGCCATTTTTTGCAAACCAACTAACGCGTTGGAATCAGGTGTGCTGCCATCCCTAGCTTCATTCAATCCTGTAACATCTCTTATCATTTGTAAATAATACTGATAAGTTGTTATCAAAGATTGTATCTTTGCTCCTCCAGATGAGGTCTGTAATTCTTGAATAGGCACTTTGCCTGGATTACCAGATCCATCTTGCGTCATTGATCTACCAACAATACTACCTGTTTGAAAATACATATTCAACGCTTCGGCTGCGTTGTAGTTTGTTCCATTACCTAAATCAACTTCCGCTAATCCGTCTACATCAACAAAAACACCGTCAGGTACCATCCTAGATAATACTTGCTGTATCTTTATGTGTGTCAATTGTATCATATCCGCAAAGCTAATGCATCTGCTAACGATTGACTCTATGTTCCCCTTATACATTCTTGGCGCACATATTGCATAATTCATTGCTACCAAAGTGGTATCAGCGTAAGGCCTAGTCATATTCTCAGACATACCCCATTCTAGCATCATATCGTGCCCAACTATTTTAGCTCCTGTATATAGTACTTCTATGGTCCTGGAAACTGTTGTAAAATTATCGTTCTCTGGCGGGGCAAAAGTGTCTGACTTCTGCAACGCCTTTTCTAAACCCTGGTCAGTTTGCTTTATTTTAAATACTTGAGTAGAATAAGTCTTGTACTCAAAAAATAATACTTGAATTGAAGACCCGTCATACGTGCTTGAGTTAGCATTTCTATTATAGTTTGCATTACCTGGATACTTCTCTATTTTAAGTAACTCCTCGTCTGTAAGGCTTGGGAATTGTTTTTTTAACTCTTCTAGACTTATTCCTTTTACTTCGCCAACATAATATAGATCAGCAAAGTTTGGATCTTCAGTATACGAGTAAACTAAATTAGCAGGATCAACATAATCTAAAACAATGCCATTTGATTGGTTCCAGCTTGTTTTCGCGGCTGATATACCTAACACAGTTAAATCGTGATTCATTCTGCGATTGATCAACTCGTATTTGTTTTTAGCAAGCACTTGGTTTATCACTTCTTCTTCGGCTACTTCAACGCTTTGTTTATATGAAAGCTGTAATCTCATTTCCAGTTCTTCCTGATCTTCCGGAAGGTTTGATGGATCACCAGTTGAAAACATATTAACCCCTATCTTATCTTGTATTTCGTTTAACAAATCCTTAGCGGCCATATCTCTTAGTATATTAGCAACATAGTCTGTTTTCTTTTTTGTGGATACTGGATCTTGGGCGTAGGCCTTTATATCATAAGCTCTGCTAGATATGCCGTTAACAACAATATCAACAAACTTTGGTATAATTGGTATAGGCTTCCAGTCGACGTTTAAGTACGACAAATCGCCTCCAATTGATAACTGATCTTTATATCTTTGGGTAGACTGCTCCCCTCTGGCGTACAGCCTAAGGTTATGGAACTTTGCCCAGTTTGATCCCCATCTATTGCTAGATCCAAGAGCAGTGCTCTCGCCTTTAAACCATTCATGCTCTATAGCCTTTCCTACAGCTTTGCCGTAATCTAAACTTTGTTTCACTTCGTCTGGTACAACCTGACTTGGAAAAGAGCTGTTAGTGTTAGTATAAATCATTTATTTTATTATTTGTGAATTGAGACCGGAGTTGTTATATTTCTTAAACCCTAAGGATACTTTATCTTTTTGATAGGTTGCTACTGGCGTGTACAGATGTCTGTTGCATGCCATAATAGCTAAACCAGAACTTATGGAAGCATCGTGCTTTGTTCTATTGTTTATATTAAATCTTGCCCAATCTGACAGAGTTGCTTGAAAGTACATTGAACCCCATCCGTCACCTATTTGCCCAATGTGATCATCTATATGAGACTCAATGGCTGAAGCGTGTGCTTGTTTTATATCTTCACTTGAGTTTGGTATTCCGCCAATTTCTTTTTCAGTAACAGATAAATTATTCCACACCTTATCAGGTCGATTCATAGAGAATCCTCTATAGCCTCTTCTTTTAAAATGATACAATAATCTTGGCTTATTATTCTCAGCGAGTATAGGCATACCATAAAATACGCAAGCCATTAGTATTTCTTCAAAAAATATTTCAGCTGTCTGTGGCCTAGCTATGTATTCTAAAAAGAAATGATTTGGTGGCACATCCTCCATAGAGAATTTAGTTAAACCGTGCAAAGCTCCATTAGAACCTTTGCCGTCAACAGTGCCTGATATATCGTAACTATCGCATCCAAACGCGCCACAATGCTCGTTTCCTGGATACTTGATACCATCTTTTATTATTATTCTGTTCTGCAAATGAACTGGTGGTATCCAAGATATTAGAAACCTGCCATCTTTGTTAGGTGTGAATACAACCCTAGTATCATTAATACCTTTTTCCCATTGGAAACTTCCTCTTGTTACAGCAGAAGTATTTCTAAGGTCCGCGTTGTAATCTATTTGCTCGTATATTTTTGTTAAGTTAAACAAAGACTGCTTTGACTCATCTCTGAAAGCATGCTCCTCTGTTCTTGGAAACTGTCGGTAGTATTCATTCAAACCGTCCGCGTCGTCTTTTAAGCCATCAACTTCGTTTTGCCAGTGTTCTATAACGCCATACTCAATATAACTATTATCAACTCCCTTTACAGGTTCTAACGGCGTATCAAATACGGGTATACCAAATATATCAATAAAGCCTTCGTAGGACCATTCCATTGGAATAAATAAACTATATAATCCAGAACTTGTTTGTCCGTTTCTATTTCTTTTTGTAGCATCGGAATTGTAGTAAAGAGTTTTAAAATTCTCTCCTCCTTTATCTAAAGCATTTGATGTTGACCCCATCATGCACTTACCAATAATTTTACTACCTAATCTTAAACAGGTTTTTGTAACTCTCCAGTTGTTTAATATATTATCTGGCCTTTCCCACTTGCCACTTTCATCATGAGCAAGCATTCTTAATTTTTCACCATCATAAGAGTTATCTCCTGTGTTTTTCCAGTCAATGGTTGTATCTAGCCCCTCTAGCTCTTCAAGCTTTTCATTGCTATCAAGTTTCTTTCTTGTGAATTTTGACGCAGGTATTCTATAAGCTATTTCTGTCTTTGGTCGGTCCATACCGTCTTGTATCGGCTTAAAGAAAAAAGGATAGTTAACTGATATAGGAACTACCTTGTCTGTAAACATCTTTTTAGCGTCACCTCCCGACTTAGACAATATACCAAATCTTGCGTCGCTGGACATAGTCGCTTGGTTGACCAGCTCTGACGATGCCATAAATGAGAATCCTGATCGTCTGTTTTTTAAATAAGACATACCGTAACATCTGCTATCCGCTTTACAAGCCTCCCAGAATATAAAAAATAATCTGTTAGACTCTCTAAAATCAGCGGCTCCAACGTCAATCTTGCTCCATTGTAGATACATCCACTGAGATCCAGTAACATAACAAGGAACTCCGTTATTATAAAATGAAAAGCCTTCGTCTCTATATTTAAACTGCAAATCTATGTAATCATACCATCTTTCTTTAAAATGGTCTGGTTTATCATTCCAATCAAATACATTTTGTATTTTGTCAAGCTCTTTGTTATATTCTTCTTGCTGCCAATATTGCTCGCTTTTATTATCTGATCTTTTGTAACAATCTTCTATTAAAGGCAACGCTATCTTAACATTGCTTATTTCATATATTTCGCCTATCTTACCCGTCTTGCTTATAACTACAATATCATATTCTTTGTTATAACCGTATTCCCATTTTTTATTTTTATTATTAAGCTTAATTGTGTTAGGCTTTATATAATCGGTTATTACCCTGTATAGATTTTGTTCGTACATTACTTAGATCTTTTTTCAGCAAACCCTTTAAAAATTTTAACGTTTTCATCAACAAGTTTGTCTTCAATTAACTCAGCCTCTAATGTAATCCTATTCAGTATTTCAAAAGCGTCAAAAATAGCCAACTTTTTTGTAGCCGCCGCATTCTTCAATTTATCCGCTGACAAATCGTCTTCTCCGTTATTTAAAATTGCTTCTTCAGCAACCTTAATTAACTCAAGAACTGCCTTGTGCCCAGCTAGGATTATATTCTGTTTCGTCTCCTTTATATTCATACTTAATTACAATATCATTTGATTTCATACAATACAACCTTTGGTTATCTACAGTAAAATCAAATTCACCATAAGGCGTATACCCTACTAGATCCCCTTCGTTGATATTAAGCTCTTCTAATGAGCTGTTTCCATATTTAAGTATGCCAATAAGCTTTCGCTCTTTATCTAGCTTAAATTGGTCTATATTTAATATTGGCTTAACAAAGCAACGTGAGCCATAAGCTTTCCAATCGTTTTCTTTACCATATAAATATATTTGGTCCTCGTTAACAAAGTACTTATCTTCTTCAAAATAAGCCCTGCTATTTTTTTGAACACCCTTCATATTATAGAATCTTCTAAATACGTTGTGATGAATTATTATTCGATCACCAACCTTTATATCCGTTTCGAATGCTAAAGGCACTGCTAAAACTTCTGCTGTGTTATTAACAGACTTAAAGCTTTCAATCTTTGTGTTTAGTACTAATTCTTTCCCTTCAACCGTGATGCTGTTTTCATACCTATCACCAACAGGTTTTACTATAAAGCTAAATACGCTCCTCACTAATACTCTAAGTCATACTCGATGGAGATAGCCATGTTAGAATTAAACTTCTTCCATGGCATAACTTCATCTTCTTTAGAAATATAAATATTGTAAGAGTTGTCTTCAGCTTCAAATAAGATATGGGATATTTCGTGACCTCCGTAAACTAGCTGTTTAACAGCGTAATGCATTGCCTCGTTCTTGTAGTCAGCCCCTATACTTATTTTTCTGATGACGTTTGCCATTAGGCTTGGGCGTTTGCTTTTTCAACCGGTAGGTATTCTCCTGTTGATAAATTAATAGAAACTACCCCATACTCGCCTTCCAACTCTTTTTTAAATTCGTCTGCCGCTCTGCTTAACTCTGCTAAGTTGTGTAACGCTCCGTGCTTTTGAGCTTCTAAAGCTCCTACGTTTTCTAAAGCTTGGCGGATTTCACCTTGTTGCTTTTGTAGCTTTTCCAACTGAGCGTCCGTAATAACTGTTTTTGCTTCTTCCATTTTAATTTGATTTGATTGTTATATGTATTTAATCACGTATTATAATCTATTTTGACTATAATAACCTATTTAACTTTTTTACCTATCTTCTCTCTTGTTTCTAAGAAATCGCTGTTCGTCTGTCTTCTGCTTTCTACGTCTGCTTTTTTGTTCCTAAAAGTCCTTTGCATTTCGTCAGCTTCTTTAGACCCTTTTCTAGCGCGGCTTATTTCGTTCTTATCTCCGCCTCTTAATATTAAGTAGTCTTTGCTACTATCAATAGTTTTTTCGTAGCCCCCTTTGTTTGTTTTATTTGGCAAAGGAGATGTAGCAGAAGCATATCCATTTGGATTTCCTTTTCCTGCCGCATTGTCTGAACCACTGGTTAATCCGCTAGGCATTCCATTACCTGTTCCGTTAACTCCGTCTTTTTTTCTAGGCTGTAACATGTTGTTTGTGTTTTGTTTATTAATTATTATTATTTTTGGTCATAAAAAAATCTACTTATATATCTTGTTCTATTTTTTTTAATCCATATCCTATATGCTTATACCAAAGCCTTTCGTGAATATAGTACTGGATTGGTTTATACAATAATTCAATTATGCCAAACGCAGCTCCGACTTTAATAGACCCTGTTATAGCTAACATCACAACAAAACCGACTAGTGTGCTTAATAATCTATAGCTTATTGTTTTTGCTAAATGTCTCTTACAGCTTACCATCCTCTTTCATTTTATTTCTAATTTTAGTAGCTGATATCTCTCTAATGTTATCAGGCGGTACGTGCTCTATAATATCGTATCCAACTCCTCTACCTATATTTATAGATTCAATGTCCGGTATTTTAATTATATTTACCCTACCCTCGGCGAGTAGACCTTTTAACTGCTCTGTTAAGTTAATCAATACCTCGTCGGAAGTAAAAGGATTTTTTTCGTCAGGCTCAATGTCCCTAATACATATTAAAACATTTTTACCCTCATTCAATCTTTGATCGATTAACCACCTATGTCCAGGATGCCAAGGCTGCCAACGACCTATATACATTGAATATTTTTTTGTATTAAATGACGACTGGAATGCGGATTGTGCTAAATACTTTTTCATAGTTGTTTTAGTATGCTATTAATTGATTCATCTGGATTGTTTAATGTGGTGTCTACGTTGATAAAGTTTTCTAATGGCTCTTCGTAGTTTTCAACTCTAAAGCCGTGTCTTTCCCTTATATCTGTCGTATGAACATAATATTCAACGATGCTTTCACCTAAAGCTTTCTTTAGCTCTTCTCTTTGCCACCTATAAGGAGACACCAGAGATACAACTACATCATAACCTTCGTTATGTAGAAAGTGAGCTATTTTTTGTGCTCCTTTAACATTATCTATTCTCCCTGCCTCAGAGTAGTCTTTGTTAAGCGTTAGCTCCCTTAAGTTGTCACCATCTATATGGAACACTTTTTTATTAGGCTTTTCAATATTGGCTATTAGTTTTTTAGCTAATATTGTTTTCCCATGAGATGGCTGGCCTGTAAACCAGTAGATAGCCACTATAGTAAGGATTTAATTATATCCTCAGCATTAAATATTTTGCTAAGATCGCTGTAGGGGCATCTAGATAAATCCTCAAACAAAGCGTACTTTTGAAAATACGGGTTGTCTAAGTTAGTTACTAAATCTGGAGCGTTAGCTAAGATGTTCGTATTGATATCATAGCCGAATACTTTTGGGTCAGTGCCCATCCACATAACGGTGGAGGATAGTTTTAAAGCTGTTGCGATATGCATAGCTGAAGAATCAATAAAAAGTCTTTTTTGGGATAGCAAA